TAAGTTTCTAAAAGATAACATTACATTTACGACTAGTTTAATTGGTGGAGTAGATTTATTTCCATTTCAACATATGGCTATTAAAGCTATGTTTGAAACTGATTACTTTATGGGTGTATGGAGTCGCGGTATGAGTAAATCATTCACCACGGGTGTGTATGCATTTCTGGACGCCATATTACATCAGGGAGTGGAAATTGGTATATTGGCAGCATCATTCAGGCAGTCAAAACAAATTTTTAAAAAGATTGAGGATATAGCTACAAAACCAGAAGCTAAGATGCTAGCAAATTGCATCACAAAAAAATCAAAAAGCAATGATGAATGGTTGATGGAAATTGGAAGAAGTCGAATACGAGCTTTACCTTTAGGCGATGGATCTAAGCTTCGTGGTTTTCGTTTTCATAGGATTATTATCGACGAGTTTTTATTGATGCCTGAAAGAATTTATAATGAGGTTATTGTACCTTTCCTTTCAGTTGTAGAAAACCCTACTCAAAGAGAAGATTTATATAATCTTGAAACTAAACTAATTGAGCAAGGAAAGATGAAAGAAGAAGATAGATATGTTTGGCCGAACAATAAACTTATCATGCTTTCTTCTGCTAGTTATAAATTTGAATATATGTATAAGTTATACAGTCAATTTGAAGGTTTAATTGACAATCAAACAGACAAAGCTACAAGATGTATTATGCAATTTTCATATGACTGTGCTCCAAAACAATTATACGACCAAAACCTTATTACTCAAGCTAAGGCTACCATGAGTCAATCTCAGTTTGAACGTGAGTTTGGAGCTTTATTTACAGATGACAGTTCTGGATACTTTAAAACTTCAAGAATGGCGGCCTGTACTGTGGCTGATGGAGAAGATCCACATGTAGAAATTAAAGGTATGCCTGAAGATGAATATATATTAGCATTTGACCCCTCTTGGTCAGAAAGTGAAAGTAGTGACGACTTTGCGATGCAAGTCTTAAAATACCATAAGGACAAAGGAACATCAACTCTTGTTCATTCTTATGCTATGTCAGGCACTCCGCTTAGAGATCACATATTTTATTTTTACTACCTCATTAAAAACTTCAATATTATAGCAATAGTAGGAGACTACAATGGTGGCGTCCAATTTATTAATGCCGTAAACGAAAGTGAATTATTTAAATCAAATAACATTAAAATTAAAACAATTGATGGTGAATTTGATAAAATGGATACATACAAAGAAGAATTAAGAGCCGCAAAACTACAATACAATAAAAAAGATCATAGATATTTAATATTACGAAAACCTACTTCAGATTGGATTCGTAGAGCCAATGAATTATTACAAGCAAACTTTGACCATAGAAGAATTTGGTTTGGTTCAAGAGCTATAGATGAATCATACAATAAACAAAGAGCAAAAAAAATACCTATTGATAAATTGAAGTTTTTAAGGCTATCTGATGACGAACAAAAGCAAAGTGGTCAAGCAAAAATGATAGACTTTATAGAGCATCAATATGACATGATTAATATGACGAAAAATCAATGCGCTTTAATTCAAATTACAACTTCGCCGCAAGGAACACAAACTTTTGGGTTACCTACAGAGCTCAGAAGGCAGACTGGACCTGATAAAGCGAGAAAGGACTCTTATTCAGCTTTAGTGTTAGGCAGTTGGATGGTGAAGGTATTGTACGATATGAATAACACTAAGGCTCACGAAGTCAATTCAACATTCACACCAATGTTCTTATAAGTGACTTTTTAACTTTTATAGACTTTTGCCTAGACTTTGTGTATTATAGTTTGTGAAAGAAAAAAGAAAATATACTAAAAGGTCTGATTATTGGAATCAATTTACCAAGCAAGACAAGCCTATAGAAGACTTGCTCAAACTACAACAAAGTATAGAAACTTTGCCCGAGACAGCTGGAGACAGTTTTTATGTACAGTCTTCCACTGCTCATACGAACACCTCTAATCGAAGAATACAATATGGAGATCATACTGTATCTAGAAAAAATGCAATTCACCATAAAGAAAAAAATCAAAAGTATGTAAATATCAGAAGCGGATTACTTCCTTACGATTATTCGGGAGACGGGGTTAATGTACGTGACACTATTGAATTATGTCAAAAAGCTTATGCTAATATAGCTATATTTAGAAATGCCATAGATATCATGGCTGAGTTTTCTAATTCACCAATATACTTAGAGGGAGAGAACGAAAGGTCTAAAAAGTTTATTGAGGGCTGGCTTAAAAAAATTAATATTTGGAACATTAAAGATCAATATTTTAGAGAGTATTATAGATCTGGCAATATATTTCTATATAGAGTAGATGGAAAGTTTAACAATGAAGATCTTTTGAAATTAAATTATGTATATGCTTCACAAACATTAAGACCTGGAGAAATTCCAGTTAAGTACATTTTATTAAATCCATATGATATTGTAGCAGATAAATCTACAGCATTCCAAGATGGAGTATATCAGAAATTATTATCTGACTACGAGTTAGAAAGATTAAGAACCCCTAAAACAGAAGAAGATAAAAAAGTATTCGAATCCCTTACTCCAGATGTACAAAAACAAATTAAAGATGGAGCTTGGCCTAGGGATGGATTAAAAATTGAATTAGATCCAGAAAAAATAATTTATTCATTTTACAAAAAACAAGATTATGAACCTTTTGCTATTCCTTTTGGATTTCCTGTATTAGATGATATTAATTGGAAATTAGAATTAAAGAAGATTGACCAAGCTATTTGTAGAACTGTAGAGAATGTAATTCTATTAATTACAATGGGCGCAGAACCTGATAAGGGTGGAGTGAATCCAAATAACCTCAAGGCAATGCAAGAACTGTTTAAGAATGAAAGTGTTGGCCGTGCATTAATTGCTGACTATACCACTAAGGCTCAGTTCGTAATTCCTGATTTAAATAAAGTATTAGGTGCCGAGAAATATAAAATTGTCAACGAAGACATCAAGGAGGGCTTACAAAATGTTATTGTGGGTAGTGAGAAATTTTCTAACACACAAGTAAAAGCTGAAATATTTTTAGAAAGATTAAAAGAATCTCGAAATTCATTCTTAAACGACTTTCTTCAACCTCAGATCAAAGAAGTTTGCAGGAATATGGGATTAAAGTCTTATCCTACTGCGAAGTTTGAGGAAATTGACATTAAAGATGAAGTTCAGTTTCAAAGAGTTATTACTAGATTACTGGAAATTGGGATACTGACCCCAGAGCAAGGCATTAAATCTATGCAAACTGGATTGTATCCAAATCCACGCGAACTTTCACAAGTTCAAGAACAATATATCGAGCAGCGAGAAAAAGGTTACTATAATCCTTTAGTCGGTGGTATTCCAATGATTGAAAGTGTTCAATCTGAAAAAGATCGAGAAATAGTCGAAGAGCAATTAGAAATTCAAAAGGAAGGTGTGCAAAATCAAAAAGAAGCTGTACAACAAAAAAGTAAAGAAACTCAAAACCAAACACAAAAGTCTCCAGGTCGCCCAAATGGAACAAACCAAATTCCATTACAAGCAGCAGAAACTTATGGTAAAGATCAAGTACAACAAACTATATATGATATAGAAGAATTTCAATCTTATGCATTTGATAAATTTAAACAGGTTAGAAATTTAAATGAATTAAATGACTCACATAAAGATATGGTTATGAAGTTGTGCGAATCGGTTGTTTGCTCGAAAGAAAGAAACCAATGGAAACGGTCTCTAGCTTCTTGTCTAAAAAATATAAATAATATAGAAAAGCTCTCAACAATAAGTAATATATTAGATATAGCCGCCGAACATCAATTGACTGATTATCCGTCTGCTATATTATATCACAGTAAAAATATTAAAAAATAGTGTACTTATAATACATGAGTCAAAAATTTAAATATACTACAAACTTTTCAAATATAATTTTAGCTTCAGGTGACGTTGATTCTCCAGACTTGAATATTAGTAGGGCATCACTTGACTCACTGAAAGATATTATACCTACAGATGTTGATCTAGAAAAAAATATGGACCTACTAGCTGTAGCTTATAATGCAGCAGTAGTTAATTCGTTTAATAAAAATGGAGATGGCATTGACTCTAAAGCGGCAGTCAGAATATTAGATCAATTTAAACACAAACCAACAAACATTGAACACCAAAAACAAAAAATTGTTGGGCATATTGTTTCAGCTAGCTTTTCTAGCTTCATGGATAATGAATTACTGTCCCCAGAAGAAGTTGAGAATTTAAATGAACCTTTTAATATTGCCTTAGCTTCTTTAGTATATAGAACTGTTAACCCCCAGTTCGCAAATTTAATTGAACAGTCAGTTGATCCTGAAAGTGAATTTTATCACCAAGTATCCGCTAGTTGGGAAATTGGGTTCAATGATTTCGTATTAGCTGTTGGTAGTAATGACCTGCGAGATGCGGAAATTATCGATGATGAGAACATGATTGAAGAACTCAAAGGTAATTTAAAGGCTCTTGGCGGTGAAGGAAAGATGAAAGATGGCTCCCCAATTCACCGATTAATTGTTGGAGAAATTTTTCCTCTAGGAATTGGCTTCACATCGAATCCAGCCGCTAATGTAAAGGGTTTAACAGTTAGTTCAAATATAGAAAAAGAACTAGAAACACAAAAAAAGGAAAAAAATATTTCACAAAACATTAATTCTGATGTAAATAACAAAAAAAGTATTATTATGGACAATAACGAAATTTTAAATAACTTAGTGTCAGCTCTTGAAGAGAAAGTTTCTGAAAAGAAGTTTTCCGAAGAAGCGGTGGCTACTGTATCTAAAATTATTAATGACGCCATTCTTGAGCGTAACGAATCTTTCGTTCAAGAAAAAGAGCAGCTCGAGACTGAAAAAGCTGAGTTGGCTAAAGCCGCAGAAGAAAATGCGGAAGCAGTCAAAAAGCTTCAGGAAGAACTTAGCGCTGCAACCGACCGTGTCACTGAATTAGAGCAGCAGCATAAACAACAAGAGGCAGTTGCTCGTTTTGATGCAAGAATGTCCGTAATCGAAGATGCTTACGAGCTCGACGAAGAAAGCCGCAAGGTTGTCGCTCACGAGCTTAAAGATCTTGATGAATCTGAAGAAGCTTTCGCAGCTTTCCAAGAAAAACTTCAAGTTGTACTGAAGCATCAAAATAAAGAATTTATCGCAAAGCAAGAAGAAGAATTCAATGCAAAATTGGCAGAGGCTGTTGAAAAACGTCTCGCAGAACTTAAAAGTTCAGATTCATCCGAAGAAGAAGTTGTTGAAGAAGCAATGGACAAGGTTGAAACTGAAGAAGAAGTTGTTGCCAACAATAATGCAGAATCTTCTGAGCAAGAACTTTCCTTGAAACAAAAATTTGAACAAGCTTTCTCGGAAGACAATTTAACCATA